GCGGCGTTGGTCCATGTCACAAGTTTCTTGAGCTGGCCAGACTGACCAGTCACCGTGGTTGGCCCTGTGCCAGAGACTCCACCGGACTCCTGTCGTACTCGTTGGCACAGCTCAAGAAAATTCATGTTATTAAGCCTCAGCGAGAACAGACGTCAGCCACTCACGTCCGCGGGGGTGCGGGTCATTGACCACGCTGAACGGGTAGCGCAGGCCAGTGCTTGGTTGATACACGATCTGCTTGACGCCCTGATGGTCGGTGACAGTGTCCTGCGAGTAGGTCGTAGTCTTCGCCCGGGCCATCATGTCGACGAAGTACCGCTTGACGGTCTTCTGCTCGTTGCGGCGGAACACCTCGCGGCGGCCGTTGTTGAAGAACTCGAAGACCTTCTCATCTTCCTTGTTCGTCGTGCTGTGGATATGCACAGTCACCATGTCTTCCATGAACTTCATCATGGCCAGCTTCTCGGCATCCAGACCCGACAGCGGACGATCAACCGGCTCGATGAGTGCCGGCTCCAGAGATTTGCGAGCATCGCCGGTGCTGGACATCGCGCGCGGCGTGTCCTGACCTACGGTCTGCTCCATCGGCTCAGAGGTGTTGGATCCCTTGATGATCACGTCGGGGGTCTTTGGAATGCGGGGTGTGAATTTGCGTGCCATGGTGTGTCTCCTGATGGGTAAGGGCACGCGCCGACGGGTGCCGGCGCGTGAGGTGTTACGGGTATTACGAGGCCTTGGTGATGGTTACGCCGGCAGCAACTTGCGCGAAGCCGGTCATGAACCACGAGGTGCCGTCGGACGTCAGCGACACTTGGTCACCGGCAACCGACTGGTTAGCCACGAAGCTGATGGTGTCGCCATCAGACAGCGGGGTCACAGCGGCACCAGCTGCGTTGGCAGCGAAACCCTTGATGACGTTGGCACTGCTGGCGGTGACGACCGTGTGGTTGCCCGAGGTGTTCGACGTCTTGCTGACGATGGTCACCTTGAAGCCAGCGATGGGCGCCGGCAGCGTGATGGCGAAGCCGGTGGCATTGTCGATAAGTACCGTCTTGTTGTGGTCAGCAGCAACGATGCTGTCGATCGCAGTAATGGTACGCACAGCGCTGGCGGCCAACGTCGCGGCATTGACCTGCGCCGTAGTAGCAGTGACGCCGTCGAGGATGTTGAGCTCAGCAGCGCTGGCAGTGACGCCGCCCAGTGCGGCCAGTTCGGTCATATCGACGACAGTCTCGACGCCTGCGGCGCTGGTGGCAACGATCTGCGCACCCTTGGCCATCTTTAGCTTCTTGTTGACGATGACCTGATTGAATCGATTTAATAGGGACGGCATGGTAATTCTCCTTGAATTGGTGACGGCGACCCGGGATCCCGGGTGCCGTGGTTATGGAGCGTTGCTACCGGTTACGACGCCAGCGGCGCGGTGGGCATGCCACCAGCAAAGTCGTACCACGTCTCGGTGACGCCGGAAGCGTCGAAGTTGGTGGTGCCGAGGGTGAAGGTAACGGCCACGGTCTTGACCTTGACAGCACCAACCGGGCACTTGCCAGCGGTCGGCTCGGGCCAAGTGACCACACCGGTGCCGGCGGCCGTCAGAGTGTTGAGCACCTCGGTGCCCTTGACGGTGCTCAGCGTACCGCTGGAATCCAGCTGCAGCAGGTACAGACAAGTGGTATCGACAGCCTGAACAGCAGCTGCGCCGGTATCCACGTTGTCGCCGTCAGCCAGATGGTAGACGATGCCGTCGATGGCGTAGTCGGTACCAGCACCGTTGGGGGCGGTGAATTTGACGCGATCCGCAGTGCCAGCAATGCCAAGGCCAGCCTTGCTAAGGCAGCCAGTGAAACCGCGGGGAATTTCGAGAGTGTTTCCAGCCATGATAATGCTCCTTGAAAATTTGGTTATCCGGGTGACGTTATGCCACCCGGGTTATGCTTACGCCAGATCCGTCACGCCAGCTTCGACGACGCCCATCCAGCCGTTGTTGGTCACGAGGACCGCCGACCAGAACGAAGCGCCCACGTAGCCACGCTGACCGAACGGATCGTCCTTGGTCTTCTGCTTGTGGGGGATGTGGGTCAGGTCGAACGGGTTGTCACCCTTCAGCGCCACGTCGAACACGGCATCCTCGCAGCACACGATGTGCGGATAGACGTCGACGTTCGCAGCGGCGGCCGAAACCAGACCCGTGGTACCGACAGCAGCGCCGCCAGCGAGGTACGGGGCCAGCTCGGGGCTGACGATGAAGCGGAAGCGCTCGCAGCTGCCGATCTCGTTCTCGTTCAGCATCGAACGCGAGCCGTACTTGGCGACGGGCACGAAGCCGGGCAGGTCGCGGATGTCAGGTTCGCAATCGGTGTGACAGAAGACGATGAAACCGGCTTCGATCGCGCTGGTGTCGTAGGCCGGACCGGCGGCGAGAATCTTGTTCTTCATCTTGCCGTGGTTGGCCAGCAGGGTCTTCGCCATGTTGCGCAGGTTGTTCAGGCTGATCGCCTGATCGACCGTGACGCGAGTGGTGCCGCCCGAGTACAGGACGTTGGTCGCAGCCTTCATCGAGCCGTAGCGGATCATCTCGCGAACGAGGCCCATACGCTCAGCGGTCTGCACCTTCTGGTCGCCCGGGATGTCATCCTCGTAGAGCTCGGCGGCCTTGTCGGTGTAGCTGTAGAGCACGCCGTACTGCTGGATCACGACATTGACGTCGTCGTAGGTCAGCGTCTCGGCGGTCGGGGTCACACCTTCCGACAGGACGTGAGCCGAAGCAGTCACGGACCAGCGGTTGATGGTGTTGGCGTTGGTTGCGGCGCCGCCGGTCGGGATGACACGACGATAGGAGATGTTGTCGCCCTGATTGCGCGGCATCTTCTTCATCGAACAGCCCATCGCGAGGACTTCGAACGGCTCGGCGTGGGCGAGCATCTCACCCTTGATTTCGTTGATGCGACCAGCTTGGGTCGTATATTTCTGGATTGCCATGATGTTGCTCCTTGAATTGAGATTGGTTGGTTATGCAGCAGTTCTCAGCCGGCGGACTTTGTTGTAGCCGACACTGATACCCGCAGAATCCGGCAACTGCGACGGGGTTGGAGCCCCTTCACCTGCCGGCGTAATTGCAGACTTCAGACGGTTATCCTTCGCCGCCTTTGCCGCTTGCGCCGTAACGCGCCATGTTTTGAACTCGGTCAGACCCTTCGACACAACGGCCGGATTCCACGTATTCAGGAAGCGATAACGTGACTTCTCGTCCAGCGACTTGAGCCAGTCCTTGTATTCCGGAAGACTGGGAACGGTTTCCCAATCATCATGCTCTTCGGTCAGAGCCTCGCGAGCTTCAGCTTGCTTGCGCACCTCGTAACGAGCATTGAAATCCTCGTCACTGAGTTGTGCAGGCGCTGCTGCCGCAGGTTGCCGTTGAGAACCAAGCGCCTTGATGGCGTTGGCCAGAGGACCGGCGAGGTCGGGGAATTCTTCAGCAACCCGATCGACTTCGGCGAGCAGTGCGGTCAGCTCCGGCGCCGTTGATGCTGGCTCCGAGGCGGCGGCAGGCTTCTCGCGCAGTTCTTTCAGGGCTTGCTTGATGCTTCCCAGCTCACCATAGATCTTGCGCACACTGGCAGGGGTTCCATTCAGTTCCGCGATCGTCTGCTGCAACGAAGCGAGCTTCTCGTCGACGGTGGGTTGCGGGGGCTCCTCGGGAGGAACCTCGGCGACCGTCTCGGTCTGCTCGACGGCTTCGGCCTCAATACCGCGCTGCTTGTTGTAGCCAGCGGTGATGGAATCCATAGCCTCGCTAGGTTCAGCGGGCTGCTCGGCGGGTGCTACGCTCAGATCCTCTTCAGTGGTCATGATTTAACTCCGGTTAACACAGCCCTTACGGGCATTCGGCAAATGGCGATCACTCGGCGTTTGCCACTACATCGCGGGTCGGTTCTTCACCGGCGCGCAAAAACTTTTGGACCTCGGCGATACGCCCGCGGATCTTCGCGGTACGCACGGGGTCGTGATCCTTGTCATTCTCTCGGCGCAACTCCTCAAGTCGCGTCTCGCAATACTTTGTCACCGCGAGCCACGTGTCACTGCTGCGCTGGTGGGAGTTCAGGCCGATGGTCATTGCCGGACTCCAGCGGCGCGCGAGTGCTTGGCGTAGCCGGCTTTGAGCCCGGCCGCAGCATCGGCTACATGAGCCTCGGCAGCACTTATGCGGGTCTGCAGGTATTCGCCAAAATTGGTCGCACCGCTAACCATTCCGCTCACGACATCTTTGGATAGAGCGTTCGCGCGAGTGAGGGCGACATCAGCCAAAGTAGCGACGCTCTCCCCGTTTCGTCCAATCTTTGCTTCTTTGAAGAACGACCCCATATCCGACAAACGACGAGACTCGGTTGCAGCATTGGCCGCGTCAGGTAGCGAGCGCAGCCCCTTGCCGACCACTGGTATAAACTGGATCGCCGCCAACACGCCGTCACCGCTGTCGCCACGCTGCATAGCGTCGTAATATTCAGTCGCAGCCGCGATCTGTCCGGTCACAGGAAGAACCGAAAGCGCCAGCGAAAGCTCAGGCTGCTCCTTCTTGAAGCTGGACCAAAGCCTCACAGCTTCGTCCGGAACGGTGGTCTCTGGCCCGCTCATTGCTGGAACGCCTTGCCGGGTTGCGCGCGACCCTTGGGCTCGAACGCAGGCTTGGCCACTTGCGCCGCAGCCTTGAGTTGATTGTCGGCGCCAGCCAGTTCCTTCTGGACGCGAAGCGTCATGGCGGTCTTCGCGAGGTCCGACTTGACCCGGTCCAGCGATACCTTCTGCTGCGTTGCGTACTCGAGCAGCGCCAGCTCACGCTTGACCGACAACTCCGCCATCCGCGCGGTGTGCTCACGCTCGGTGCGCTGCGTCTCGGCTTCGACGTACGCCCGGTCGCGGTCGGTATCGACCTTGGTCCGCTCGACCTGCGCGCCGACGACCATCTCAGTCTTCTTGAGGTCCGTCTCGGCGCGGATCTGCGCGGCCTGTATCTGAGGCGGCGGAGGCGGCTGCTGGGCGTCGATCTTGGCCTGTTCTTCCTTGGTGTAATTGAACGCCGCAGGGTCGAACCGGCGCGACTTCAGATACTCGTCCATTGCCTTCTTCG